TCGTTCTTTGCTTCTACTTCAAAGCGACCAGACAATTCATAGCTACGAGCTTTTTGCAAAGCAATGTCGTAAATGCTGAAACCTTTGCCAAGCGACAAATCTACTGGTACGCCATTCTTTGCATCTTCAATTTGTTTGTCAGTAACACGATAATTGTTAAAGTAATCATTCAACGCCTGCTCTTGGGCTTTCTTGCCAGCCTGCTCAAACAATGCACCACTCATGCGATCAAGCACCTGACCCAAAGTGTCAGCAGTTTTTGCTTGCGCTCTGAAACCAACCTGATCTACAGCCTGTGGCTGGATCTGTTGCATTGGCACATTGCCAGCACTACGCAGTTGGATCTGTCCTGATTCAATTCTTGTAGCCATTACGTTCCTTTCTTAGGCGCTGATGGCACATAAGTTTTAGCCAAGTCAATACCACCTTTGACCAATGTGTAATTAGACAACAAATTACCCTGTGTACGAGCATTAGAAGCCGCCATCTCGTATTGACCAGCTTGACGCTGTGCAGAGAAGTTGCTCAGGAATGTCTGATACTGGGTTGACTGGATCATGGCGCTTGCATCTTCAAAGCCAAGAACTTTGGCTGTCAAAGCATTCAAGTCAGCAATGCCAACATCACGCATGGTTGCTGCCACATTCTCACGAGCAACAGCCGCATATGATCCTTCTCCAACAACCACACCACTTGCCGCCGCTCTTGCTCGCATGGAAGCATTGGTTGCTCGCATATTCTTCAGCAATGAGTTACCAGCGATCTGATAGTTCATGGCCTCGTTCTCTGCCTTCTTCAGAATACGACCAGCTTGAATTTCTGCGTACTGGTTGTCCATGTCGGCACGAACACCAGCAATAGCCAAGTTGTCTCTGGCTTGCACCATGTAGCCAGTTTGCTGATTGATAGCGGCAGCTTGCTGGGCTTGTGATTGCCCATAAGCCGTTATGAATCCTGCTGCTGCTTCGTAGTTTGTTGCCATTTTTTATGTCCCTGGATGTACTGCCACCCTGTAGTCCAAGCCAAGCAAGGTCATCTTCAAGGGTAGATTTTGTTGTACTTCAATGGATTGTTCTCTACTGTAGCCAAGTACGCCATTCACACGTTTAACGCCAGTAAATGTAGGCTCAGGGTCATCAAGCAATGCGTTGTCAAACAACCTGAAAGCCACTGGCTGATTGTTGATGATCAGGTGCTGTGTGTCTTTCACAATTGGGCTGATCTCGACAATGCGCTTTTTGAACGACAAACGAGAGCCAGTCTGCAACTTGACCTCAACAGGCATGGTCTTGACGTACACAGTGATTGGCAAACCAACCTCATACGATGTGGTGCTGGAACGATCAAACGTCACGGAACCACCACCGCTGACAGTCTCATTGGACTGCACCACGCCATCTGTGATCACGTTTAAAGCCTTGCCAATGTGAGGCAGACTGCTGGCGCTTGCCGCAGCACCGCCAATGAATGCGCAATCTGTGAACAGCGTATCTGTAAACAGCTCAACAAAATACCTGTCAACAGAATTGAATGTTCGTTTGGTGACTGTGTATATGTTGGTGATATCTACGCCAACGTCCAAGAATCTTCCATCGGTTGTGAACTCAGATGGGCTTGTGACCTGCTGTGAGCGCATAACGCTGAATGCCGCCATGCTGCCATCTTGCGTATTGGTCATCAACAGCAAGTCAGCGTCCTCTGTGCTGGACGCACGGCGCAATGCAATGCGCTCAGGGTTCTTCAGCAAGTGACCAGAGAACAGCGAGATGCGCTGAGTGATGTAGGTCAACTGGGTATCAGAGAACACAAACTCGTTGAGCGACTTGCCTTGGCGCTGGATGTACACAGAGCCAGAGTCAACAGACTGCACACGAGTGCCAGGCTTGATGCCGTTTCTGCTGACGTTCTTGAATGTGAATGTCAGTGGGGTAACTGGATCTGTGCCAGACTGAGGCACATAGAACTCACCACCAGTCGTGAACACTTGGAAGTCACGAGAGCTGATGATGTCAGTGATCACGTTTAATTCGTTGGTGTCCAGCGTGGCTTCAACCGCATCGTCATCCAATGACTCTGTTGGAGCAAAGTCAAAGAACAGCGCAATCTTGCTACCCCAAACAGTAGATGGGCGTGACTTGGAGCCACCAAAGTACAAGCGACCTTCATGGAAAGTCACCGACCTAGGCCAACCTTTTCCAGCAGACCACACATCTTCATAGCCAGACTCGTATTCCCAGCTACCACTTGCAACGGCTGTTGTGCTGAAGAATGGGTATTCTGTGATGGCGCTCACAACAGTAGTGCTGGTGTACGCCACAATCCTTGCACGACCCTGTGGACTCACATTCACATATTGGTTAACACTGCCTGCGCTAAATACGCCAGCAGATGCCGTCAATGTGATGTTGCCAGAGACAGCACTTGGTGTCAGTGTTGCCGCTGGGTTGGTGGTGGTCAGCGTGAAAGCATACTTGGGAATGCTGTCAAATGTTATCGATGTTGCCGTCCATGTGGCATCTGTGCCGCCACGCACAATCTTGACTGGCTGTAAATCTGGGTGGACAACGATCAGCGTATCGGCAGACTGAGTCCAGCACATGTCGTCAACCATGCTGGATGTGACAGTGGTGGTCAGGTAGTTGTTGCCAGTGCCATTGATGTTTGCAATGACAGCACCAGCCTTGATGATGTACATGCGCTGATGGGTAAAGCACAGCATGTAGCTGTCGTCCACAGAGAACTGGAACGGCACAAGGCGCACACCATTGCCTGCTGATGGGGTACTGCTGTTGGGAAGCTCTAGGATGTGCTTTAAGCCTGGTCTGCGGCGCAAACCACCTTGGGGCTGGATCAGTACGTTTGTCGCCTTTGCCAACGCATTGGAGTAGGTAGGCAGATCCACCCTTGCACGGAGCAAAGGATCAAGCTCTCCTGTGGAAAAGTTGGTGGTAACGTCAACAAAACGTGCCATCAGTTCCTCACTGCAATCAGGCTGTAGTCTTCAATCACCCGCACTGGGTTGTTCTGTCCGTCAATTTGCATGGCTGTGCGGAAGTAACCGCCACGACCATTCTCTGAAATGTCGCCAACTGCAACACGTTGCCAGTATTGGGCTTTGTCTGTTTGTTCGGTAATGGGCATTGCCAAGTGCCAAGCCATCATGTACTTGAGCAGTTGGACAAAGTATTGGGGCATGCCAAACTCGCCAAGGCTGTACTGGTAGTCAATGTAGACGCTGGTCAGGTTGGTCAACAAGACATCGCCTTGGATCTCCCAATCCTTTTGCACAGGACTGCCAGGGTTGGCTAAGTTGTACACAGCACGAGGGTTGGAGATTTTGTCGCCAGGCAGTTGATACTGGTACTTCCACACGGAAGTTGGGTTTGTCAGCAACTGCGCTAATTGAACCTTTTTGAAACTGAATGTCCACGGATAGGTGGCAAGCGTAGAGTCTCTGATGTCGCCATACAAGCGATCACAAGTACTGGACTCATCAGTACCGTCATTAAAAGACGTAATAGCCTTGGCTCCCAGCATGATCAATGCATCTGAGCAAATTGAAATACCTGTATCGCCTGCTGCCATATGCGCCTCTCAATGTAAGAAAGGCCAGCCCCCGAATACTCAGTGACTGGCCTACTCAGTTGACTACTGATTAATCAGTGTCAGTTGCAGTAACGGTCACACCGTCAGTGATGTCAACCACAGTACCTGTGTTTGAATTCACATAAGCGGTAGACATTACAGGAGTGCCACCAGTTGCCGAGTAGCAGAAGATCAAGTCGCCAACCTTGAGAATGGAAGCCACCGAATTGAAATACCCAGAAGCACGGATAACGCTTTGAGCGTCAGTGCTGGAATAGGTATAGATTGCGGGAGCATTGCCAGCCTTAGATTGACCACCAATTGCGTTAAAGCCTGTAGATGAAAATGCCATGTTGTTCTCCTAGATTAAGTTTCACGGCAGGTGATCTTGACGATACCTTCATCGTCAATGGCAATAGCGCCAGCACTGAAGACTTCGTTCACCAACCAAGAGGTTTTCTCAGGGATGTAGTTGATCTCAGTACGCATTGCAAGACCTTCGGCGTAGCCCACTGCATCCTTGTGGAATGCAAAGCAAGTACGATCCAAAGAACCATCAATTGCCAAGCCACCTTCAGAGCGGTCACCCAACACATGGAATGTGAATCCCAAGAATGTGTTGATGTCGCCTTGCACCAATGCTTTCACACTGTTGAAGTCGGAGCTGGTAACGCTGGTTTCAGACAGCAAGTTGGACAAGCCATTTGCGTGGATGATGATATTGCGACCATCGGGTGGCACATTACCTTTGTCCATCAAACGCTTGGCTTCACGCAGTTTTGCTACGTTCATGTTAGTGGTTGAACCACCGATGCTGTTAGCAACAGTCAAGCTGGTGCTAGAGCCAGTCAAGGCATCCAGAATCATTTGGTCTTGACGGCGACCCATAGCGCCAGCAACAACTTGCACCAATTCTTGGCGCTCGTCAAAGTTGACTTTAGCTTGGGAGAAGATGTCGCTGTACTCAGCAGCATTGAAGTCAGCCAACGTACAAGTGACGGTGCTGAATGCTACGTTTAAAGGTGTGACATCAGTTTGGGGAACACGGACAGTGGCAACACCACGACCGACCTTGGGGAACTTTACAGTAGAACCTTCGACTCCACGACGCTGGCGAACCGCTGGAACCAGCATTGCCTTACCTTGGTAGGCTTGCTTGACTTCCGCATCGAACAGAGTAACAAAGGCGTTGGATAGAGAAACGCTCATTTGAATACCTCATTAAGTTAATTGATCAGGGTTCTCGCCACGGTAAGCCTGAGAGTCAGGGCCATATGCTTGCTGGTTAAGCCAGCCAATCTTCAGTATCCACTGCGGTTAAGGGTCTGTTGCCAGATATGCCTATGCTTACATTATATATATCACTTTTTCCAGTGTGTCAACATTTATTTTGGCATAGGTTCCCCAAGGGTGGTAGCCATTGACTCCATCCCTCTCCCGCAGGGAGCATAAATTAATGCTCTAGCCAGAGTACCCTTGAGGCAGCGATTCATCCGATATTGGCTTGTCCCACCCATGTACCAATATCTACCCTAGTCCCTCGCTGACAGGCTAGTAGGGTTATCTTGGGGGTGTAATCCAAGCCCTGTGTTTTCTTCCAAGCAGTCCATGCAGACCCACTAGTATCGTCTGGAGTACGGATGCCGAACACAATAAAAAAGCCGCTTACAACTGCCCTCGGTGAGAACCCTAAAGTAAAAACCAAGGGCGAGAGCATGTGTAAACGGCTTCATTTACTGTTGTTTCTCACGACAACGCAATCAGTATAGGCGAAAAAAAGCCCCCACGCAAGTAGGGGCAAAGGGCAACTGCTTGCCTTGGAGATTCTACTTGAATGTCGCTTGGAACATCTTTTCAACCTTTTGTCTGTAGGCGGGGTCAGTCTTGTACTTAGGATCTTGAACCATTTGGTACAGCTCATCCTTGCTCGCTGCGCCTGGCAATGGTGCAGACTCAATTGGAATCCTGCCCTCGTAAGACTCTCTGACCTTCATCAAAGCCCTGATTCCACGAGCAGTACCGCCCATGATCTTAAACTCTTCAAAGTCATCAGGTGACCATACACCCTTGTTGACCAGTCCCCTAGCCCAGTTCACCATGCCGTCTACCATGGCTTTCCCATTAGGGCCAAGGGCTTTCAGCTCTTCCGCTGGGTCTATCATGTCAGCGCCCATGATCTCTTGCGCTTGAGTTTGCAGGTTGCCTACCAAGTCGTCAAATGCCGCTTGGGATAAGCCATTTTCCTTTGCCCAGTTGGTCAGGGTAGTGGCAATTGGATTGGCTTCAGCATTGTCGCCAAAGGCTTTCATGTCGTAATTGCCGTCTGCTGGCGCTTTATGCTTGCCTTGGCTGATTTGCTTACGCAGATCTGACCAAGACTTTGCAATGCCTTCTAGATCAGGCTCGTTGGAGTCTTTCTTCCAGAAGTTTTCAGGCCAGAAGTCAGGACGCTCTAAGGGATCATCTGCCCCTGTAGGCGCTGTACTGGTAGCCGCAGTGGTGTCAGATCGATGTTCGATCTCTACGGCTTGTGGGTTTGATGGAGTGCTTTCATCAGTCACTTGCACATTGTCCAATAGGCCGCTGGATGCGGGTTGGTCAGTTGTTGCTTCAGTGGTCAAATTTTCCTCGCTTGGTTAATCCGTGCTTCAATTTCCCTCACTACGTTCCTTTGCCCTTCAGCAAAGTAGGCATGCGATGGGTCTGTGCCTGGCACGGCGACAGGTACATTCACATACATATCCCTGAGCCACTGGAGCAGCTTCAAGCCATCCTCAGTGCCAAAAACCCGCAGGGTAAGTCTGGCAAGGTCTTCCCTCTTTTGCTCGACTTCCCTGACATCCGTAGGCTGTCCTATGGACTCTAGTTCTTCCCATGACATTACATTGCACCTTCTGGTGCTGGCAAGGCTCCCTGAGCCTCCATAGCCATCTGTTGTTGCTGTGCCATAGCCTGCTGCATCTGCTGGTTCTGCATGTCTTCCATCAGCACAGCACGTTCAGCCTTGGTATTTCTGACCGCTGCGGGTACACCCAGCTTGTCAGCCAAGTAATCCACCAGCACATCACCCTTGATAGCCAACTGACCATCTGTGCCAAGCCCTTGTGCAATCTGCATGAACTGCATGATGGCATTGACTTCTTCCATGTTCTGAGCCATAGCCAATGGAGCCACAGGCACAACCTTAACCTCCAGCCCATTGACACGCAAAGGCATATCGATTAAGCCACGCTCGTCCATGACCTCAAGGATCTTGGCAACCAACGGAATCATGGTTTCATTGATCAGACGACCAAAGGCTGAACCCAAGTTCTGAGCCAGCTCCTTCATGCGCTCCACAATCTCAGTGGCAGATCGGGCGCTCATGTTGTCTGGTGGCAACGATTCATCCAACAAGATGCGCTTGATGTTCTGCACCATGTCATTAATGATCAATTGGCTGACGTTGAAGTCACCTGAGCGTGGCAAAGCCAGCAAAGCTGGGCCTTGTGGCCCACCATTTCGGGCAACTGGGATGATTGCGCCAGGGACAATCTTGACAGTATTAGGATTCAACACCCCATCATCTGCCGCTGTATATACACCAGCCACCGCCAACGATGCGTTTTTGAGCAACAGCTCTTTGGTCTTGTTCAGCGTCTTGATGTCTGGCAAAGCAGTGATCAAAGGCCCACGACCATAGATCTCACCAGCCACTTTCATGTATCGGCTGATCACCCATGGTGACATCTTTCGGCGGCGGTAGACAATCTCGTTCTTGCTGACACGATCAATCACATGGTAGCAATAGTCACCACGGTTTGCGTCATAGATGGTTGCTTCCAACAATTCAATTTCGTCTGTTGGCTTGTTCTCAATGCGGCGTTGCATCTCTTCTGGGATCTCGGCATCAGGCCATTGGCGCTGGATAGCTTCACCCTTCATGCGCATGCGGCGGTAGACGTTGTCGACCTGACCATTTGCGCCTTCTTCGTAGCTGACCAAGAAGAGTGGAACAGGGATAAAGTTGATTGGATTGACATCATCGCCAGGCTGAACCATCATGCAAGCCGTACCCACAGCCAAGTCCAGCAAGAACTCACCAATGGCAATGTCAAAGTTGGATTGCTTCAGGACGGTGAACATCTCATCAGAGTACTGATCAAAGATGGCTTGTGCCTGAGCTTTTTTGTCAAACGGAATTTGACTACCAGCTTCCAGCTTTGCCCACTTGCGCTGAGGTGGAAACACGACAGACTGCAAACGATTGGCAAACCGTTGGGTAGAGTTGATGGCAGTAGAGTCAAAGACTCGTTGCATCTTCTTAGCACCAACAGAGCCACCTTCCCAAACACCGTATAGCTGGCGCTGTGGCAAGGCAAACTCATATGCGTCTTGATAGAGTTGTTGGAATTCGTCCTTCTTTGTCTGCGCTATTTGCTGGCGCTTCAAGATTTGCTCAGGACTGAGGCGCATGCCGCCAGGTGCTTTTTTATCGTATTCCATGATTTCCCTTTATTCGTACCATTCCAATGCCATAAATGCAGCGTGACTTGTACCATTCACATTTGT